CCCACGGACCCTGTCATCCGGTCCGTGCCTGGCTCCATGCCTTGTCCACGGACCACTCCGCTTTAGACCCGCCCTGTGTACATGCCGCACCCCCTGCCGTGGACACTCCCTCAACAACCGCACCCCTCACCACCCCAGGGGTGTTCACTCCCGCCGCCTTCCCTCCCTCCTGTCACCTTCGGGAACTCTTCCCCTCCACCCACCCCCAGGGGTACCCCCGTGTACAGTCCATAGCGCCCGACCAAACCCCTGTGTACATGTAGTCTACACACCATGCAGGGCCGCCAGATCACCGAGGACATGTATCGCCGCGCGCTCAACAGCTTCCGCGAAGACCCCGGCAACATCCTGGCCGCAGCCCGCGCAGCCGGTGTGGCCCGCGCCACAGCCAAGAAACTCTGGCAGGGTCCCATCAGCCCCCACATGGGGCCCTGGGCCCGCCCCTGCCGCGAGGTCATCCAGGAAGAGATCCAGGCCGCAGACCAGCAGAAGCTCGCCCGCGACGCCGAAGAGCGCCGCCTCGCTGCCGAAGAACTCGAACGCCGCCGCCGCCTCGAAGAAGAGGCCGCCCGCATCGAGGAGAGCGCCCTGCGCCTGGGCCGCAACAACCTGCTCGGGGGGATGGGCTTGCTCGCCACCATGATGCCTGGCCTCAAGGAGATGGTGAAGCGGGTGAACACCCAACTGGAGCGGGGCACCGTCACCAACGCCGCTGGGCAAACGGTCGCCCTGGAGATGGACCCCGCCAAGGCCCTGGGCATCCTGAGCAAGTTCGCCACGGCCAGCCGGGACATGACCTTTGTGGCCCGCCAGCTCATCGACCTGCACCGGCTGCAAGAGGGGCTGCCCACGGCCATCGTGGGGGTGCGCGAGGACATGACCCTCGACGAGGCCGAAGGCATCATGGCCACCGCCCGCCAAGCCATCGAACGTGCCCGCCGCCAGAGTGCCATGGCAGAGGCTGCTGAACCCGGTGCCCCTCTACCCCTGCCGCTGTCCGGGGATGACACGGACGAGGACGACGAGGATGACGATGGCCCCTCCGGCACCCCCCTCCTGTTCGACCACGACGACGATGCCCCCGCCCCGGGCGTTCCCACCTGAGGCCGCCGTGGGTGGGGTGCTGGCGCTGGTGGCCGTGTGTGCTGCGGCGCTGAGTTGGGCGGCGCGCAACCACCCGCCCCGGCCGGCCCTGTCACCCGCCTGCACGCCGCACCTCATGCCTCCGGACACCTACGGTAACCAGGCTCAGGTGTGGCACTGCCTGTCCACTGCCCCCGTCAACCCTCCCTACAGCCCGCCTGTCCACCATCCATGAGATCCCTGCCCATGCCCATCTCCACTGACCCACCTCAGACACCCCCCACCTCCACCCCCACGGCTGCCGCCCCGGTCACGTCCTCCGTGGGGCCCAGTTCCCTGTGGATGGGGTCTGCCGCAACCCCCACTCCCACCCCGGAGGAGGTCCGCCAGGTGGTTGCCTACCTCTATGCCAAGTACTGCGCTCCGCGTGCCGCCTCCGTGGACACGTCCGGGGAGGACACGTGACCGGCCCTTGCCAGCTCTGTGGTGCACCCGGCATCACTCTGTCGAACGGGGCGGTTCGGTGTTTGGGTCATATCGACTTGCTCGCTAGCTCCACCGGTAAGGAGCAGGTGGACATGATGGCCTTGGCCATGGGGGAGTCGGTTGAGCCCAGCGGCTTCTGGCGGGAACAGGTCGAACGGCTGGCGGATGTGCTCAACAAGGCCCGCAACGACCGTGAGGGTGAGCGGGCCCGCGCCGACTGGGCGGAGGCGGAGCTGGCGGAGGTGAAGGCTGCGCTCGAAACCACCCGAAAGGACTTTGAGACTTGGCGAGGCCTGGGCCCGCCCCAGGATGGAGCACTTCCTGGGGCGGAGCTGCGCGCCACGGATGTCTTGCGCACCATCGCTACGTACCCCGCAGGCGGCGGCCGATGGTCGTTGCGCATTCTCCCAACCCCCTTCACTACCGCCCCCACGTGGCGTGTGGCGTGCGCGGACCACCACGAGCGCACCGTGTGGGGCGAGGGCTTCTCCCCCGAGGAAGCCGTCGCCAAGGCGGCGCGCCTTTGGGCCGACTGGATTGAGAAGGAGAAAGCGCACCCTGGGGACACGCCCCCCACGGACCCTGAGGAGCTTGACTACTACGAAGACATGGTGGCCATCTGGGATGCTGGCGACTACGCGGAGGTCCAGCGCAAGGCGCACACCCTTCGCCAGATGGCTGTGGCCTTGCTCCGCCAGAATCAGGCGCCCGCCGACCCCACCCCCACCAAGGGGGGCCCATGACCTGCAACCGTCACGTTACGTTCGCGGGCATCTTCGCTGCTGTGGCTGGTTGGATGGTTTGTGTGATCTTCCTGGGCTACCCACGGGAGGCTGCCTGGATGGGGGTTTTCTACGTCCTGGTGGACGTCTACGTGTGTGCGCGCAGCGGCCTTCGCCAGGCCCACCAGGGGGAGCCATGAGCGGCCACGTCAGGGTTCCCGAATGCGCGGGGCGCTGCGGCGAGCTGGTCTACGACTACCAGGATTCGGAGCCACTCACACCCGAGGAGCTGGCTCACCTCCTCTACCAGAGGCAGGGCCGCTGCCGTGACTGCTACGTCGAGTACCTGCTCCAAGCTTGCCCCGTACGGGAGGATACGTGACCGACACCGCTCGTCAGCCCTACCGCTGCTCCCGGTGCCACCAGCCCGGTCATCAGGCCCGGCATTGCGGCCCGCGGCCACCCGCTCCGGTCGAGGTAGGCCCCGGCGTACGCGAGGCCGTCCAGGCTCTCGGCGAGGTGGCTCGCAGCAAAAGTGCGCTGGTTGCTGCCGTCCGAGCCCACCTCGCTACGCTCCGGTGTGAGGAGGGCAACCGCGATGGGTCGGACTGCACGGCGCTCGCTACCCGGGAGTCTAACGGCTGGCGCTACTGCGATGAGCACGGGCCCCGTGTTGAGTTCACCGACCCGGTACCGTGGGCCGAGACGGCTCAGGCCCTGGCGCGGCGGGTCGAGGAGGGGGAGCCATGAAGACTGCCCTTGTCCTGGGCGTGGTGTACCTCAGTGTGGTGGTTGGGCCCCCGCTGGTGGCTCATCTGTGTGACCGGCTCGACGCCGTGCGTGAGCGATGGGGGAGCCGGTGAGTTCCTCCTACGAGCAGGCCATGGACGCGCTGGCCGTGGAGGCCGCCAAGCGCTTGGCCCACCTGTCCCGTGAGGACGCGCAGGTGGTGGCGGACTATCTCAGCCGGGCTGTGGCTCTTGGGCAGGCGCACCCACAGCGCTTGATGGCGGATCTGCGTGACCTGCGCACCATGGCTCTGGCCGTGTGCAACAGCACCAGCGACCATGCCTACGTGAATAGCGTTCACCACCAAGACCACTGCGACCCGTGCCGCGCCCTCGGTGACCTTCTCATGGGGGTCTTCACCGTGACCTGGCGGGCCACACCGTGACCCCTGACGAGGCCCTGCTGGTGCTTCTGCTGGATGGACACCCGGACAGCACCGCCCTGGACCTTGTTCTTCGCTCCAACGGGCAGCTTCACCACGCCCTCACGGACGTCACTCTGGCCCAGCTTGAAGCCGACGGCGTGGTCCGCTCCCGCCTGGTGTATCCCCACGCCGGCGGGCCACCCTACCGCCTGTACTCCCTCGTGCTACGCGGTGGCCCTCCGCTGCCCCGGCCTGCTCCACGCCCCTGGCCCCCACGTGACGTGTTCCCCGGCGGGGTGCGCCTGGGTTGGGTGGATGTGGCCATCGCTGCGTTGGTGGTGGCGGCCATTGTGCTGGCCACCTGGTTCGCCCTGGGGGTGCATCGGTTGGGCGCGCAATCACCCGCCCATGAAACCCAAGGCACCGACCATGACCCGCGCTAAGGACGCCGCGGAGCCGTCCACCCTTGACCTCCTCCGGAGCTGGGCCCGGGAGATGGAGTCCGCCACCAGCGTGGTGGGCGCCGACTGGGACCGCGAGCCAGACCCCTTTGCACCGCTCACCTTCCTGCCCGCCCCCGGTACGGAGGAGGAGGCGGCCTGGGAGGATGACCCGGACAGGGACGAAGACGACGCCACCCCCACCGAACCCCCGCCCGACTGGGGCTTCAGCACACCCAAGCCGGGCCGGGTGTTGATTGGGGCGCGTGTGGCGGAAGACCAGCGCCGCGAGCGCTCCCGCCATGACACGGCCCAGGGTGGCCGGGGCAAGCAGGTGCTGGAGGACAGGCGGGGGCGCCACTGGACCCCCGAGGAGGACGCCCTGCTGACCGAGTTGTGGGGTGAGTTCGGGCTGGAGGTAGTGGCCCGCCGGATGAAGCGCTCCGTGTGGGCGGTGGATTCGCGGGCGCAGCGCTTGAAGCTCGGGTCCTTGTCCGGCCGCACCGTGGTGCTCATGGCCCACGCCTGCCAGAAGCTCGGCTACACGGTGGAAACCGTCCGGAATGCCGCGGACCACCTGGGCATCAAGCTGGCCAACGTCCACGCCGCCGACCCCGACCACCTCAAGAACCGACGGCTGCCTGCTCGGCGTGGCCTGCTGGAGGAGGACGTGGACCGGCTGGCCGCCTTCTTCCGGGCGCACCCGGGGCGGCTCTACACCGTGCGCCCCGAACTGAAGAAAACCCCCAAGACCGCCTGGGGCACAGGCAACAAGCCCCCTGCGTGCCTGGGCCACGGCGGCACGGACCGCCCCCACCACAGCGGTGGCCGCTGTGTGTACTGCTACAACTACCGGCTCCGCACCGGGGCCGACCCACAACGGAAGCCCTCAGCGCCATGACTTCGCCCCCTGTACCCGGTGCCCCTCGTGGGTTGACCGGCCCCATGACCCCCGCCGCCACCGCGGCCGCCTACACGGAGAGTGCGGGTGACCGTGCTCGGGCTGTCCTCATTCAGCTCAGCCGCAAGGACAGCGCCACCTTTGCCAGCTACATCCTGCGTGACGAGGAGACCGGCAAGCGCGTGAAGCTGGCCCCCGTGCACGAGCGCTGGCACGCCGCCATGCAGCAACACGACCGCCTGGTCATCACCAGCCACATCGAGGCGGGCAAGACCGCCCAGGTCAGCGTGGCCAAACCCATCCACCAGCTGGGTAAGGACCCTAACCGGCGCATCCTGGTGGTGAGCAACACCGGGGACCAGGCCCGCAAGGTGATCCGGACCATTGGCCAGTACATCAAGAAGAGCCCGGACGTGCGCGCGGTGTTCCCCAGCTTGCGGCCCACCACGGACCTCAACCTTCCGTGGTCCAGTCAGTCCCTCACGGTGGAGCGCTCCATCATCAGCAAGGACCCCAGCGTGCAGGCGGTGGGCATAGGCGGGGCGGTAATGGGTGCCCGTGTAGATGACCTCATCTTGGACGACGTTCTCGACTTCGAGAACACCCGCACCATGCACCAGATGGACCAGGTGTTTGCCTGGCTGCGGTCCACCGCCCTGGGCCGCCTCACCAGCCGCTCCAACGTGTGGGCCCTGACCAACGCCTGGCACCCGCGCGACCCCATGCAGCGCCTGGTGAAAGAGCTGGGCTACCACCACGAGATCACCCCCGTCATGGACGCCGCCACGGGGGCCCTGTCCTGGCCCGAGCGCTGGCCCGCCGGCCGCATCAGCAAGGCCCGCGTGGACCTGGGCCCGCTGGAGTTTGGCCGGCAGTTGATGTGCCAGGTCCGCGACGACGAGCAGGCCCGCTTTCACCAGGCCTGGCTGGACAAGTGCCTGGACCGCGGCCGGGGCTTTGCCACCGTGCACAGCATTGAGCCCGGTGACCTACCCCCCGGGTACGCCGTGTTCACCGGGGTGGACCTAGCCGTGCAGCAACACAGCAGCGCGGACATGACCGTGTTCTTCACCATCCTCCTGTGGCCCACCGGTGAGCGCCAGGTGCTGTGGGTGGAGGCGGGCCGGTGGAGTGGGCCGGAGATTGTGAAGAAGGTGGACGAGCACGGCCAGCGCTACGGGGGCCTGATCGTGGTGGAGAACAACGCCGCCCAGGACTACATCCTCCAGTTCAGCCGCCTGATGACGCGCTCCAGCGTGCGTGCCTTCACCACGGGCAAGAACAAGGTGAACCCGGCCTTTGGCGTGGAGAGCCTGGCTGCGGAGATGGAGTCCGCCCGGTGGATCATCCCCAATGCACGCACCAGCCGCCGGCTGAACGTGGAGGTGGGGGCCTGGCTGAACGAGATGCTCTACTACAACCCCAAGGAGCACACCGGAGACCGTTTGATGAGTTCGTGGTTTGCTCGGGAGGGCGCCAGGGCTTTCGAGCGGTCTCTTGGGCGCACGTACAACGCTGCTCAAGAGGTGGAGGTGATGGTCGCCGGGGAGTCCGGTACGGACTCTGTGAGCCTGGCCGTCCAGGACGACCCGTTGCTGGTACGAAAGAAGAAAAGCGGGGTTGTGCTGCTCCGATAACCATAGGTATGGTAAGGTTATCAGCCATGGAGCACCGCCCTATCGAAGGTTTTAGCAACTACGCTGCCCGTGAGGATGGCCAGATTGTTCGGCTCACCTCTCGTACGTTTGCCAAGGCCGGCACCGTCCTAGCGGGTGGCTACGTGCGTCACGGCTACCGGGGTGTCGCCCTCCAGAGCGACGACAAGCGCCAGGTCACGGTCCCCGTTCACCTCCTCATTGCCAAGGCCTTTCACGGCCCCAAGCCTGACGGCGCTGTTTGCCGCCACCTCAACGGCGACAAGATGGACAACCGACCAGCTAACCTAGCGTGGGGAACTGCGGCAGAGAACTACGCCAACCGAGACGCCCACGGAACAACGGCCAAGGGTACGACACACGGCTGTGCCAAACTTACCGAGGAACAGGTAGTGGCCATCCGGTCGAGTACGGCCCCACAGCGTGCCCTGGCAAAACAGTACGGGGTGAGCCAGGCGCAGGTGAGTGACATCAAGCTTCGGAAAGTCTGGAAGCACCTCTGAGGTGTTGCTGCGTTGAGGCCCCTCCCCCCGCGCAAGCACCCGCAGGGGTAACCCGGCGGTGGCCTCCACGGTGGAGGCCACCGTACGAACAAGGCCCTGACGGGGCCTAGAAGGTAAAGTGATGGATCAGGTCAAAGATGTTGGCGATGTGTACACGGCTTTTGAGCTGGTACATGGAGGCTCAATGGGGGCCATCGTGGCCACCGCAGCCGCCTGTTTCGGGGGTGTTTATCTGCCCCTGGCCGTCACGGAAAGGTCTGTGAGCAAGAAGGAGGCCGCGGCTTACTCCCTGTTGGTAGCCGTTCTGAAGGTTCACGGGTCAGGTATAAGGTCGGGCGTCACCTTCTGGACAAGTGTTCGAGACTTGGTGCCCAAGCCGGGCCAGGTCAGGGACTACGGGCTCCTCAACAGGGAGCCCAGCGACGACTACACCCAACAGAAGCACTACATCTGGAGTTGGTGTTTTCGTGCGGGCAGTCGGGTTTGTTGGTGCCGCTCTGGTGGGACCGAGATGATGTGCGCCGCCGAGTCCGCACTGTTGGCTGCGGTCACCGAGGTGTACCGAAAGCAGGCAAGGTTGCTTGATGTTGGTGGTTGAACCCGCCAGCTGGACCGACGACGTGAAGAAGGAGGAGTTGCGCGCCCCATGCCCACCAAGACCAAGCTGCCCTCTACGAAGCCCTCCGCCGCCAAGCCACCCTCACCCCCGGCTGAGCTGGTGCAGGCCGCCCGCCTCCTGGCCACAGGGCCCCTGTTCCTGTGTGACGCGCCCGGCCCTGTGGCGGACCCCGCTCGGGTGATCCCCCGTGGAGTGGGGCGCCAGCTGCTGGCGGCCAAGTTGGCGGAGGTAGTGGACACCCCCCGGCAGCTCTCTGACCCGGGCGTGCTGCTTCGGCTGACGGTGGCCGGGCGTGCTGTGGTTGCACGTTGATGGGAAGCCTAAGCGGGCGGCGCATCCTCCTCGACGCCGAGCGTCCCCGCCAGTAGCCCCAGGCCCCATGCTGACCAAGACCCTTGTGCTGGCCTGGTGGCTGACGGTGCTGTCCGGTTGGTCCCCGCCGGACCGCCCCCACCACCTGCCTGACGCCCAGGAATCCGTGGCCGCTGCGCAGGACAGGTACCTGTCCATTGCCCAGGACGCGCTCAGCGTGGCCCTGGACCCGGAGGAGGCCCCGCTCTTCCCCGGGCCGCGGGGCCGTGTGCTCACGGCCGGGTTGCTGCTGTCCGTGGCCATGACGGAGAGCGGCTTCCGCCGTGACGTGGACCTGGGCGTGGGTCCGCGGGCCCGGGGGGATGGCGGGCGGAGCTGGTGCCTGATGCAGGTCCAGGCCGGGGCGGGTCGCATCCAGGTGGCGGACCCGTTGCTGTCTACGTGGATGGGCCGTGACCTGGTGGCGGACCGCACCAAGTGCTTCCGGGCGGGGTTGCATCTGCTTCGGTTGTCAATGAACGCGTGCTCTCAGCTGGCGTTGCGGCACCGGCTGAGCGCGTACACCTCAGGCACGTGCAGTGCCACGGAGCGCAACAGTATGAGCAAGATGAGCGTATTCGCCCGTTTGTGGGCGCGGATTCCAAGCGCCTGGACGGACGCTGGGGTGACCCAAGCCTTGACCCCGGTGACCCCATGACTCTGCCCCTGCTTACGCCGCTGAACACTCCGCGGGAGGACGCTGCCAACGTGCTGGTGCTGGGCCACACGTGCCGGGCGTGTGCGTGTGAGCATCGGTGTTACCTGCCACTGGGAGCGTTCACGGACTGGCACACGCACCCGTGTGGTGTGCTGGTCACGTGGGCGGCCATCTTTCAGGGAGGTGGCCCGGCGTGCCCCGTGGGCGGGGCGAGCACCCACCGCCTGGTTCCCCCATGATAGGGGGGTCATGCTGTTGTCCGTGTGCAAGTGGCTGGGCGTGGGGGCGCTGATGGCGCTGGGGATGGGAGTGGCCGGTATGGTGTTCACCACTGCACGGCTGCTCTGGTTGGATTGGCTGGCGGCACGCGCGTGGGTTCAGCCTCCGTGTACGGAATCCGTGCTGGCCCGCCAGGAGGGTGCTGGGGTGACCGCGCTGGCTTGCCAGGGAGGTGCCCGGTTGCACGTGTGGCAGGGGCTACCGGTGTGCCTTTGCACGCCGGACGCGGCCAGTCGCCATGTGCCGTGAGGGTACTCGCTACAACGCGTGTGCACTGCTAGGTGCACGGGCATGGCATCCAAACGCCGTACTCCGTTGCCACCCCTACCACCGCTCCATAAACACCCCGACCACCCCCACGACGTCCCCTGGACCTGGGCCCACCGCGTACTGGGGTTCCTGTTGCCTCCGTACCTATCCAGCGTGGACCGCCACGTGCTGTGGTTGTTGGCGGCGCGCTATGAGTGCACCGGGGTAGAGGCGCTGGTGGGGGCGTCCGAGGGCACGCTGACGGCACCCAAGGTGGAGGCGTCCCTGCGGGAGCTGGACCTGAAGGGGTTGGTCAAGGTGCGGCCCGCCTCTGGAGGGGGTCACCGCCCCGGGCAGAACGCTCCCCCCACGTACACCATCTCCGGACCAGGGTTTGCGGCGGTCCGCCGGCTGCCTCCCCCCTGAGTGCTCATTGGGTACTCACGCCCGAGGTTCTCCTTGCGTGATCGCCTGGTGCGTGTTGCAACACCTGAGCGTGAGCCGCGTCATTCGCGTGTTCCGCCCTGACCCTTTCTCTGGAGCTACCCACCCATGGCCGCCAAGAAGCCCGTGACCAACAAGCCCGTGACCAAGACCAAGACGGTTGCCAAGAAGCCCCGTGCCGCCAAGGCCCCGCTGCTGGCCGCCCCCAAGAAGACCGCCACCCCCACTACCCCTGCCACCACGGCCGCCTCTGAAGCCCGCAAGGCGGCACGGCGTGCCAGGCGGGCGGCCCGTAAGGCGGCCAAACTGGCGTCCGCCACTCCCGTCAAGGCGGCCGCCAAGAAGACCCCCCGCTCCGCCCAGCCCAAGAGCCCGGCCGTGCGTGCGCGGGCAGCCAAGGCACCCGCGGCCAAGGCAGCTGTGGCCCCTACGCCGCGGGTGAGCGCGGCGGAACGGGTGAAGCACGTGGCCGCATTTGTGAAGATGGCCGCCCGTAAGGCGGGTGCCAGCAAGGCAGCCCTGATGGAGGGCCGTGCTCTCACGGCGGACCAGGCACGCCGTGTGATTGAGGCCGCCGTCAAGGCAGGCCAGGTAGTGGCGGAGGGCGCAGCCCCCAAGAGCCGTGTGTACCGGGCAGTGGTTGCCGCGCAGCCTGTCCTGGGTAGCTGAGGGCAACCCCACAGGGGGGTAGTTGGGTGCAGCGTCCACAAAGAAACCGCCGCGTGGGCCCCTAGCTTTGGTTGCATCATGGACCCGAATGCAGGACGCTACGGGTGCTGTGCCCCGTACGCTTTGCTCACACGCTTTGGCCACGGCGGGGCGGAGCCGCCGCCGGTGGACCTCCGCCCACGACGCCCGCCTCCGCAAGATGTGGGGGCTTGTCCACCTGGACGTGGTGGCGCAGCGTCTGGACCGCACCCCCACCGCGGTGGCCATGCGGGCCCGCGCCCTGCGCCTGCCCTCCAGTGACCACGGCCTCAAAACCCTGGGCACCGCCGCCCGTGAAAGCGGCTACGACCGCGGCCGCCTGGCCGCCGCCGTCCAGGTGCTGGGCCTGAAGATGCGGCTGTTCCCCCGGAGTGACCCCCGGCAGCGTCGCCGCGGTGTGCTGTGCCACCAAGGCCTGGACGACCTCGACTGGCGTGACGTCTACGACTACCTGGCCCGCCTGCCGGACGGCCGCATGGTGATCTTGCCCACCAGCCGCCTCACCCCCAGCGACGCCTGGGGCACCGGCGGCAAACCCCCCAGCTGCCGGGTGTGCGGCACGCGTGACCGTCCCCACTACGCCCGCGGGCGGTGTGCTCGGTGCTACCAACGTGAGCGTAAACGGCACGAGTCCGCCGCCCGCCGCACCGCCCCCAGCGCGCAAGCAAGGTCTTCATGTGCACCGCCCCTGTGCCCCCGCCTGGTCACCTGCTCTGCTCCGGAGGTGCACTGTGCCGCGCGTAGGGCGGGCCCCCGTTGTGCCGCCGCCGGTACATGTGCCAAGGGAGGGCCAGCCCGCGTACCCCTGGCCCGAGCTGTCCGCCCTTCCGACCGTCCGCCTCAGCTCCGCCCACCCCGCCCCGCTACCCGTCCTGGTGGGCAACGGCTGGTTGGGCACCAGCGGCTTGGTGAGCGCGCGGGCCATCCAGGCTCACAACCCCGCGCGGGCCACCCCCGCCGAGGCTGACTACTCCATGGCGGAGCGCATCCGCAACGCCCTGGTCAAGCGCGGGCTGGTGCGGCAGGTGATTGTTGAGGCGGAACCTGCGCCCCGGCACCCCTTGGCCCCGCCCTTGAAGGCTGCGGCGGTGTGGCCGTGCCGTTCCGTGGGAGAGGTGGCCCCCTTGTGGGCCTGGGAGCTGGGGCGCGTGCAAGTGTCCGGGCTGTCCGTGGCCATGGAACTGCCCTGGGGCGCCGTGTGGGCCGCCATGCTTCAGGCCGGGGAGTGGCGGTCCGCGTGGGCCGCTGTGATCCAAGGGTGCCCAGGGCCCCCGTCCAAGGCCACGCTGGTGGCGCGGGTGGGTTGGCTGAAGGAAACCCTGGCTGTGGCGGGGTGAGGGGGCGCACCGGCTCGAACGGGGCTGGGAGCCGCGACCGAGGTCGTGTTCTCATCGAGTCGGTGCTCGATGGCACACGAGCCTTCAGGCGGGCACGCGCAACCCCGAGTGCTGCACAGCACCGCCCTACGTGTTGGGCGTAGCAACCCCACCCCACCAAGGACCCCCCGTGATGAACCGTAAGGATATGGATGAAGCCCTGCGCCGCGATGAGTTGATCGCCGGCCTGCCCGAGGCCCGTGTCACGCTGCCCTACGGCGGCCATGTCAAGCTGATCGACACGCTGGGCAGCGACGAAGACATCATCGCCAGCGCCCGCATGAGCACCGACGGCGCCTTCCGCGGGTGGGGGCCGTTCCCGTGCCAGACGTGCGGCGGAGCGGGCACGGCGCCCCCCTTGGTCCCGGCGTCCGCGGACGCCACCCCTGTGCCCGCACCCCCCACGGCGTGCCTCACGTGTGGCGGGGCAGGCATTGTGCCGGGGGATGAAAAGCTCCTTCGGTACCTGTGGACTCACCAGCACATGACCCCGTTTGAGCAGGCCACGCTGGTGTTTGAAGTGGAGGCGCCCATCTTTTGCGCCCGCCAGATCTTCCGCCACCGGAGCTTCAGCTTCAACGAGCTGTCCGCCCGCTACACCGCCTTCAACGAAGAGAACGCCTGGAGCCCCCCACCCGGTGGGTGGCGCAGCCAGGGCGCCAGCACCAAGCAGGGCAGCGGTGACCCTCTTCCTCCGGATACCCAGCGCCTGTGTGACGCCACCCTGGAGGGCGTGTACCGCACGGTGTGGACCGCCTACCGTGACCTGCTCACCCGGGGTGTGGCCCGTGAGCAGGCCCGTACCGTACTGCCCATGGGCACGTTTACCCGGTGGCGGCAGAGCGGCACGTTGCGCAACTGGCTGGCGTACCTTGAGTTGCGCCTGCACCCCCACGCCCAGCTGGAAACGCGTCAGGTGGCGGCCGCCCAGGCCATGTTCATTGGGGCGGTGTTCCCCCGTACGTGGGCCCTTTTTGAAGAAGACATGGGGGACCTGTTTGCCACCGTGCCTGGCACCCTCCCTGTGGCCCCGCCCAGCGTAGGCCCCTGAACGCACTCCCTCCTGCCTGTTGCCACCCGCTGCCAGGTGGTGGCCTTGGGCCGTAGGATGGGCGTGATGGCCCCCTGGGATACCCTGGTTGAACTGACGCCTATGCCCATCCCGCTGGACAACCCGGGCGGGGTGGAAGGCCCTGAGGAGTTTCTGGTGTTTGGCTTTGCCGGGGCCACGCAGTTGCTGGGCTTCTTGGGTGTGGCCCCGGATGACCTCGCCCTCCGCCGGGTGGTGGCCGTGAGGCGGGGCTACGGTGACGGCGCCGTGGTGGAGCGGTGGTTGTGGATGGCGGCCTGCGCGGCCAGCGTGGGTGCCCTGCCGGCCACGGTGCGGCGCCGGGCCGTGCGGGCTCTTCAACAGGACGTGGACGCCCGGGCGGCGTTGATGGTGGCGGTGCCGGGCACACAGGGGCTGACGTGTTCAGAGGGACCGCCGGGACCGCCCAGGCGTGTGTTCCCGGCCAGCTACCGGGTGCAGCGCGTGTGGGCCCCGGCGGTGGAGCTGCTGGCGTGGCTGGCGGCAGAGGAATAGGTTGACCGCCATGGCCCACCACCGTGTGCGCGTGTTCCGCAGTGCCCAACCGCCCGTTGCCCCGCCCGGGCCCACGCCGGCTTACCCGGCCCCGGTGGAGGAGCCGGGGTTTACGGTGGACGCCTTCACCCACGACGAAGCCCGCCGCGCCGTGCAGGAACGGTTGGCGTCCTTTGGGGAGGTGACCAAGAGCTTGTCCCACGGTGTGGACGGCGCGTTGGTGGCGGTGCTGTACCCACGCCCGGCCCCGCCCCGGTAGAACGCCCCGTGGGCGTGGTGGGAGGGTCGGGCTAAGATGCTGGCACTGTGAGCAACCCCCGCCGCCACCGCACCGCCAAGCAAGCCCCCACACCACCCACCGTGGGGGCCACCGTCCTGGGCAAAGCGGGTGACCCGCTGGCGGCCATTCACGCCAGCAACGCCATGACCCCGGAGGACACGGAGACGTTGTTCACCACGGCTGGCGCCATTGACCCGCCCTACAGCCTGGACGCCCTGAGCAACCTGTTCGAGCACAGTAACTCGTTGCGTCAAAACGTGGACAGCTACGCCACCAACATCGACGGCTTTGGGCACCGCTTTGAGCCGGTGATTGACTTTGACGACACCGACGCCGACGATCGCATTGCCGAAGCCATGTACGAGGAGCGCGCCCTGGCCGTAGCCGAGGGCCGCGCCGACATGCCCGAGGCCGGCTTCACCCCCACCCCCGCCGAGGTCTCCGCCGCCAAGGAGGAGCTGGCGCGTGCCATGCGCATCGAGAAGACGCGCCTCACCCGGCACTTTGACACGTGCTGTGAGGACATGTCCTTTGTCACGCTGCGCCGCCGCCTGCGTCAGGACCACGAGCAGCTAGGCAACGCGTACATGGAGGTGTTGCGCAACCGCGGCGGGGAGATCTCCGAGTACGTCTACATCCCGGCCTACACCGTGCGGATCTGTCGCCTGGACCCGGAGCCCACCCCCATCCAGCAAAAGCGCAAAGTCACCGACTTTACCTACGGCACGGTGGCCCGCGAGCGCCGCTTCCGCCGGTACGTCCAGGTGGTGGAGAGCCGCGCCGTGATGTTCAAGGAGTTCGGTGACCCGCGCATCATCAGCCGCCGCACGGGCCGCGCGTTTGGGTCCGTGGAGGAGTTGCTCGCCGCCGACCCCACCGATGGCCCCGCCACCGAGGTGCTCCACTTCAAGGTGGCCAGTAGCCGGTCGGTGTACGGCATCCCCCGGTGGATTGGCAACCTGCTGAGCGTGCTCGGCAGTCGTCAGGCGGAGGAGGTCAACAACCTGTACTTCGACAACAAGGGCGTGCCCCCGCTGGCGGTGCTCATCTCTGGCGGGCGCATTGCCCCGGCGGCGGTGAAGCGCCTGGAAGACTTCATCGAGAACGAGATCAAAGGGCGCCAGAACTTCCACAAGATTCTCATCATCGAGGCGGAGGCCATGGGCAGCTCGATGGACAGCGCGGGCACGGCCAAGATTGACCTGCGTCCCCTGACAGACGCCCAGCAAAAGGACGGGCTGTTCCTCCAGTACGACGAACGCAACATGGACAAGGTGGGCATGGCCTTCCGCCTGCCACGCCTGCTCCGTGGAGATATCCGGGACTTCAACCGGGCCAGTGCAGAGGCGGCCCTGGAGTTCGCCGAACAACAGGTCTTTCAACCCGAGCGCGAAGAGTTCGACTTCATGGTCAACCGGCGCTTGCTGCCTGAGCTGGGCGTGCGGTTCTGGAAGTTCAAGAGCAACGCCCCCAGCCTCCGCGACCCCATGAGCCTGGCCGAAGTCATCGCCAAGCTGGTGACCGCCAACGTCCTCACCCCTGAAGAAGCCCGCGAACTCACCGAGATGGTCTTCAACCGGGAACTCAAGAACATCGACGCCCCGTGGGTGAAGCAGCCCGTGGCCTTGACCTTGGCCGGCATGGTGGTGGCCGATGGCGCCCTGCCCCAGCCCTACACGGGTGACGACCTGCCCGTTGCCACCGAACGCGCCGCCCCCAGTGCTGAGGCCCCCCAGGTCACCCGCACGGCCCTGGGCAGCATCATCACCGTCAACGAAGCTCGCACCGCCCACGGCATGGCCCCCAAAACCCTGCCCGACGGCACCCCCGATCCCGACGGCAACCTCACCATTGCCGAGTACCAGGCCCGCCTGGCGGCCAAGCTCAACCCGCCCCCCGCGCTGGCCTCCGGTGGCGGCGCCACCACCCGCGCGGGCTACAGCGTGGCGGACCTACTCCGCGGTGACGGCCTGCCTACGGGTGTGCCCAAGCAAGCCGCGTTGGAAGTGGCCCCGCCCCCGGCTGACCCGGTACAGGCGCTGGCCCGGCAGCTGTTGCAGCTCCGCCATGAGGTGGCCAAGGCGGACAAGGCTTCCGCGGAGGCGGCGTTCTTGGCCGCCAAGCGTGAGGAGATGCTGGCGGATGACACGCTGACGCCCGCCGTGGTGGCGGCTCACGTTCCGCTGGAGGCCCTGACCGCACTGGGCCTGGGGGACACGTGAGGATGGAGCGTACCGCGGTGCTGCGGGCCGGCCTGGGGGCCGCCGCTGAACTTCTGCACCCGGACCACAGTGCCCTGGCCAAGGCGGTGCTCAACCCCGCCGTGGATGAAGACTTCTTGGAGATGGTCCAGGAACTGCGCACCGCTCTGGTGGGGTTGGTGGGCGCGGCGGAAGCGCAGGCCCTCCAAGCGGCGCTCGATGCGCTGCGCGTGGACTGGGCCCGGCTCACCCCAGCCGCCCGTGACCGCGCGGTGCTGGCAGCTCAAGCGGCCCTGGCCACCCCCGCGGTGGACTGGCCGCGGTTGCAGGACCGGCTTGAGGTGGAGG